ACGCCATCCTGTTCGGTGTCGTACTTATAGCCATCGTCAAGCACTATACGCTCATCGATAACATACTGTTCATTCGAATTTATGAATTTAATCCTATATCCATGGACGACTTCGCCAAAAGATTTTGTTCCTCTGAATCCCCACGAATTATGCGGGCCGATATGCTGTTTCGGCGTTGTCTGCAAAGCATCCCATACAACGCCATAGGTTCCATCAGACATTGTGAGTGACGCTCGTGCAGGTGAAAGAATCTGCGCAATCAGCTCAGATAGCTTTGCGCCTTGTGTCACTATTCCGTTTGTTTCTATTCGATATTGACTACCGCTTAAACCTTTCAATGTGTTGCACCATTGAGCGAAAGCGTACACCGAGTTCCAGTCAATCTGTGAAGCGGTTCTAGGCCGTGGATTGCCAGCGCCCATCAATGCATGAATAAACGCCAGCGCAGTATTTTGAGGGTTAGTAGCAATGATTGAAGCCCAATCGTGCCATGTATCTTTTGAGGCAATATACGAATAATCGGCACTGACCATGCAGTTCAATTTCGTGATGCAATTTTGCACCGCTTCAGAGCTTTTTATTTTGATGCCAAGAATCGCAACCTTTTTGCGAGTATTGACAGGCATAATGTCTAAATTGGTAAAAGACTGCAGGCTTGTCCAAAACACTACATCCTGAATATTACTATCAGTCGCATCTTCTGTTTCGCGCGCAACGAACACTTCATATTGCCCAGCCGTCAGTGTTGCACTCGTTGCGACAAATCGTAATGTTTCTGCCTTATTGCGTGTAATCGTATTTGTCCCATTGTCAAACGTACCAAGCAACGTCCATGCATTCGGTGTTGCACCTGGCGCAGATTTTAATCGGTAATATGGTTTAACTATGACTGTTGCGTTTAGCTTATCGTTATTGGAGTATTTGACAAGTTTCGGGAAGGTAATTGTTACCGCAATTTTAGTGGTGTTTTTTGCCGTTGTCTGGATATTCGATGGTACAACGATTGCCTGTATTCCAGATTTTGCTTCGTTCACCAAGCCTGTTGCCTGATTGCAATAGATTGTTGTCGGAGAAACTCCAGTAACAAGAAATTGCTTATTATTCCCAGCGTTAGAGAATCCATAGAAGGTAATGTAATCGCCTACACGCACGTCGGCATAGTTTGTTGTGTCTTTCGTTCCTGTCGCTGTCCAGTCGCCAGATGAGCGAGTGAAGGTTTTTGCAGCTGCATTAACGGTTATAGTTATCCCATTCAATTCTTTATTAGACTCAAGAACGTGGTACCGTGCAAGCGCAGCAGAAAGGTTTTGCTCGATGACTTCTTTCTGATAGAGCGAAAGTCCTGTACCATTCACGCTGTCTTGCCTTATTTCAGCCTCACAGCCTGGCAAGACACCGTCGCAGACGATTGTACCATTGGTAACATTGGCGCTGTTCGTTGCAATGAGCATATCGCCAAACTGGATATTTGACACCTTGAGTGGCGCATAGCCCAGAATAAATGCCATGTGTAGATATTGATCTTGGCCATCAACACCTGATATTTCGGTATAAGGTGGTGACAGATACCCAGGCGTCATCAAGTGCTTGCCAAACACAAGCGGCACTTTACCGTTCGGGTTTGATTGATTTTTTGCGCCATGAATTGATGGATGATTTATTGTACCCATCTCATCGGCATAAGGACCACCTATAACGCCAGCACCTGTTAATCCTGCAAGGAACGGAGAGGCTATACCAATAGCAAATCCAGCAGCAACCCATGCCACTCCGCCTGTAACAATACCAACCGCAATCAAAGCTAGGGAATCTCATCGGCATAAGGACCACCGATAACGCCAGCACCTGTTAATCCTGCAAGGAACGGAGAGGCTATACCAATAGCAAATCCAGCAGCAACCCATGCCACTCCGCCTGTAACAATACCAACCGCAATCAAAGCTAGGGATGCAATAGCGCCACCAATCGCTTTTGTATTTGCCGCCTGTTCTCTATCGGTATTCCCATTCTCAGGAACAATCCTGATAATGATTTCGTCATCATCTTGAACAACAGTTTTGCTTCTCTCGTCGTTGCTAATAAGTTTCCCATTAACGTAAGTTCTGACCATCAATCCATGTGGGATATCGCTTCGTGCGTTCTTCACAATAGATTCAAGCGTTGCGCCTGATTCTATCGTTTCTTCGCGTCGTTCGCTCGTGAATGGATGCGGAAAGAAATATACTTTAGCTGGCACGATAATATCCCTCCACCTTCAGCCTAAGCTGTCGAATACCATCGAGCGGTTCAATCACCGCATCTGTTCCGCGGTTGGTATGCAATATCTCGCCATTGCCAATATAGAGTGCGGTATGGCACAATTTCCCACGAATACGCATCAGTACAATATCTCCTTCTTGCGGTTCATCCACTTTTTCAAGTGGCAACGCTTCCATACCAATCGCTATCTGGTGTTCACTTTCACTCATTGATGAACGCTCGTAATCATCGAACGCTGGCAGTTCTTTGCCAAACTTTTCACGTAAGACAAGCCTCACAAGCCCCCAGCAATCGCATCCATCTTTCGTTCTTCCAGCATCAACGAACGGTATACCAACATAGTCGCCGTAGTTCTGGTGAACAGTATTATCGTTCATGTGAACAACCCCGGCGCAACTTGTGCCGTAAGTTCCAGAGGCAATGTTTCATAATCAAGCGCATCATCGATAGCTAGTGAAGCCTGAATTATCTCGTCGTCATAATCAATGCTTTTGACGATATACGAAATACCTTTAACTGGTTCGAAGACTCCGGCAGTACCATCGAGGCGCTCGCTTCCGTCAAGATGCCAGCTTCCGTTCAGCGTCAATGTTCCTGATTCGTCATACCACACAGCTTGTACATTGACGGTAATAAAATCTCCGACGGAACGAAGTGCCGAAATCAATTCGTCTGAATTATAGGTTGTCAATGTCGCAGAAGCGACTTCGCTCGACGTCTCTGCGTGCCAATCAAGCACAAACGGTACGGCGGCATAGGTATGCCCTTCATAAGTAAGCGGTGCTGTATTATTTGTTATATATATGGTACTTACTGAAGGGTGCGAAATAGTAAGCAACATAATCGCGGCGCCATTCGTTTCTCGAGCGAATAAAGCAGCTTTGACTTTTGCCGATAATGTAGTGCTCATGCCCATACCTCTAAATCAACATTCACAATAAACTCATGGTCGTCAGGTCTATAGCTCGGCGGATTTGCTTCTGGAGAAAATCTTGCCTCAACATAGACAGGCGCCGCGTCATTATTAAACAGTCTCCAATCAGGCCAATAAAAGGTATCAGTTCCATAGTGTAAAATCGTCTGGTAAAACGCCTTGAACGTCGCAAGTTGTGCCGCCGTCATTGCATAAGAATATCGATGCGGTTCAGGCGCTGTCGTAGCTTTGAGACGGATCTTTGCAGGCCCAGCGTCCATTTTTGTAACACGTCTATTGTCTGGTAGTGAGATGCTAGCGCCATCTTGAAGTGGTCGGACCGGTAAAGAAGTCGGCCAGTATTCCATTTAGCTTTTCCTCACGCCACCGGCGTTTGCCGTGGCAATTTCTTGCCGTACTATATCCCGCAATGTCAGGATAATCTTTTTATTTCCAGCAGCATCGGTAATTGTTTGCGTCTTGCTTGCAATCGGTGTCGACGAATAATTGTTGATTTGAATATCAATATTGCCAGTCGCATGAGCAGTCACACCTAACTTGCCCGTTGAATCCCGTGCCAGCGGCATGATAGCTTCAGGCCCAGCTTCAGCGAATACACCACCTTTTGCAAAGGTGAATAATTGAGGATTGTCGTAGACGTTATTGGCGTATTGGTGCAAAGATGGAGAAGTATAAACATCTCCAAGCGCATTGCTTTTTAATAGCCCTGCGCCAATACTCCCTACAAGCCCACCACCAATCAACGCAAGGCCTAGAGTATCATTTGCTGGATTTATATCAGTCAGCATTTGCAACCCAGCCTGCACCGCTAGTTTCGGTAGCATGACAAGAATCGTCTCTAGTGTATCGCTCATCGCATCGCCGAACGAATTCCACGCATTTGCACCATCTGCGATCGCTTCACCGAGTTCATAGAATTCATCAGTAAGAGAGCTTATGGTTGTTATCAGAATAGCGTCACCGAATTGTTTCGCAAGTTTCGTTCCTGTGTCATATTGTTCCGCAAGTTCACGTAACGCTTGCTTGTAGCCTTCAGTAGATATTTCTCCATTAGCAAATCGTATTTCTAGCTCGTCAAGTGCTTCTTGGTACTTTTCTGCGTCAGTATATGCGCTTTGAATAGTGTAACCCAGAATATCTCCAGTATTCGGATTGATAGCGATTGTTGGTTTTTCTCGCCAGTTAGTTGATGGTGGGGCATTCTGGTAGGCGAGCATGTTTAATCTAAATAATCCTTCTGGCGTCTGTGTTTCTTGATATGCTATCTTATAATCAATTCTTGAAATTTCTTCCGCTGCCTGCTCTTGGGTAAGTAACGGTATACCACCGCCTGGCTTATACATCCAGCGATCGGGTGGTACACGTTTCGCAGCCTCTGCAAGGTAAGTTCTAAGTTCAGTGGCTATACTAGCATTTATTGGTTCCCAAAAAGCATCTGCCTGCTCTTGCGTGAGATATGGTATCCCGCCGCCAGGCCTATTCATCCAGCGATCAGGCGGAACACGCTTAGCAGCCTCAGAAAGCTCTGCTCTAAGGTCTGTAGCTATCTGCGCATCTATAGTAGCGATAATAGAATCCGCTTGTTCTTGAGTTAATAATGGTATTCCGCCGCCAGGCCTATTCATCCAGCGATCAGGTGGAACACGAGCTGCAGATTCAGCAAGTTCAGCTCTAAGGCCAGTAGCTATCTGCGCATCTATTGAATCAGTAACTGCTTTTGCAGCTTCTGGAGAAAGGAAAGAAACACCACCGCCCGGTTTATACATCCATCGGTCAGTAGGAGCCCGGGATGCCATAGCCTGCATTTCTATGCGGCTATCTAAATACATACTTGACGCAATAGTATCGAGGGCAGTTTGTGCTTCTTCTTGAGTGAGGTATGGTATACCACCACCAACCTTATTAAGCCAGCGATCCGTTGGAGCGCGCTTTGCAGACTCTGCAAGTTCTGCTCTAAGCCCGGTAGCTATCTGTGCATCTATTGAATCAGTAACTGCTTTTGCAGCTTCTGGAGAAAGGAAAGAAACACCGCCACCTGGTTTATATAAATACGGGTCAACGGGTACTCTTGCCGCGGAATGTTCTAATTCAATCCTTGTAGACAAATCAATCGACGCTTGTATGGTTTCAAGTGCTATATCGGCTTCTTCTGGCGTGAGATATGGAATGCCTCCACCGACTTTATTAAGCCAGCGATCAGGCGGGGCTCGTTTTGATGCTCCTGCCAGCTCAAGCATTGTTGAGCTAAATATTTTGTTATCTATTCCAGCTATAATCGAATCTGCTTGCTCAGGTGTAAGTAGGGGAACACCGCCGCCAGGCATTGATTCCCATTTGTCGCCTTTATAGCGCCCAGCCATTTTGGAAAGTTCGATAGCGGTATCAAAGGCAATTCGATTGCTTATATCATTAAGAAAAGCATCAGCTTGCTCTTGTGTTAAATACTGTAAACCACCGCCTGGTAACCTTGCCCATCTATCAGATGGCGCACGCTTAGCAGCCTCAGAAAGCTCTAGCCTAAGATCAGTAGCTATCTGCGCATCTATAGTAGCGATAACAGAATCCGCTTGCTCTTGAGTGAGTAGTTTAGTACCACCACCAGGTCTGTAGAGCCATCTATCGGTTGGCACGCGTGATGCCATAGATTGCATTTCTATGCGGCTATCTAAATACATACTTGACGCAATAGTATCGATGGCAGTTTGGGCTTCTTCTGGCGTTAATAATGGAATTCCTCCACCTGGCATATACATCCAGCGATCAGGAGGAACTCTTGATTCAGCCGACCCAAGATATTTTTCTGATTCTTGTGGAGAATATTCTTTAATTGCATTTTGTAATAAGGTTATGGTACCTTCGCCGAGCTTCCAAATGCCTGAAGTAAGCATTCCATAGAGTAAATCATTCGCATTATTAACAAACTGTTTTTTTACTTTTTCCTGTAATTCTGGTGGGAGATTCGGCAGGTCTTTTGTGTGCTGATTTATCCATTCTTGCACAACATAAGAGCCTGTGGGCTTCTCCCATCCTAATTCTGGCCGCGCCTTAATAGCATCAATGCCTGTTGCTTCAGTAAGCCATTGTCTCCAATCAGGCTGTGTTGTACCTGTTCCTGTCCCTGTTCCTGTTCCAGAAACATTTCCCTGGGCATCGCTTCCTAGATATGAGCCCTTGAGCCTTGCCTCTTCGAGAAGTATCGAGTTTACTACACTAAGAGCCCATTCGTATTGGTATCTCCGTGGGCTTTCGGTACCTGGGAGCATCTTGGCAAGTTCTGCCTCAAGGAATGCTTTCGCTACTGCTGCATTTCCACCTGTCCCTGTTGTAACCTTCACAACATTGTGGTGCCCAAGCGTCTCGTCTGCTTTTTTATTAAATTCATCAAGTCCTTTTTTTAGTGTTGGAATAAAAGTATCGCCCCAATAAGCAAGCAATCCGCGCAAGTTATCTTTGGCAATTGATAGCTTCCCTTCAAAGGTTTCGGCAGCCTTCTCCATCATGCCTTCAAATTGCCCGCCCGTTTCAGTAAGGGATCTCAATGCTTTTTCAATTTCAGGGAAGCCTACTTTGCCTTCAGTAACAAGTGCTTGCACCTGCTCGACGGATTTCCCCATCACTTGTCCTAAAGCCTCGAATATCGGGACGCCAGCATTAACGAATTGATAAAGGTCTCTAGTAAGTACTCTGCCCTGGGCAAGCGCCTGTCCATAAGCAAGCGCCAATCGTTGCATCGTCTCGTCATTTCCGCGCGCTACATCTCCCATGCGTTCTAGCGTGGGAATGATTTCTTCAGTAGCAAGGCCGAAGCCCTTTAACATTTGAGCGGCGCTTTCTACACCTTGGAATGTAAGAGGGGTGCGCTGAGCAAGGGCATACAGCTCGTCGAACATTTTCGAGCCTTCACCAACGTCTTTCAAAAAGACTCCCCATGCCACACGTGAACGCTCGAAACTTCCAGCAAGCGTGATTGCCTCTTTGCCAAGGTCAACCATTTCACGGATAATTGATCGTGTTGCTTGTATCCCTAGATTGAGCGCTGAGGAATAACCTGCTATCTTAAGCGCAAGGCTTCCGAAAGATTCGCCAGCAGAATGATTGGCCGCTGTCTGTTGTTTTGTATAAGCTAGGTTACCTGAAATTGAATTAGTAAATCGGCTAAATGATAATTCAACTTCCCTTGCAGTGGCGGACAGCCTTTGGAGCATCGTTGTTGTTTCATTGATACCTTCATTGTGTACTCTTACAACTAAACTTGCATCATCCATGTATTAGTCCTTATTGTCCTCGCGCCATTTCGCTATGGCCGCATCCATCGCTCGCAATGCCTCAATCTCCCACGACGACAGCCGATACCCTGTTACTTCCTGATAGTCCAAAATGTCGCGCCACGTAATCTTTGCCCCAGAAAAACCCTGCGCAAGCCCGCTCCGCAAATCCCAAAACATTTGCCATAGATATTCAAACCCTTCAGGAACCTGCACAGAATCAAGCCGTTCATCATGCCCACGTCCTTGCCGTTCCCTGGATTCAAGCTGTTCCCGCAAAGAAGTTTCATCGTCCTTCGCGGGGACATTCAAGTCGCAATATGCCCTAACCGCTTCGCACAGCGCGGCTAGGGCTTCGGAAAATAATTCTTCCTAGTAGTGATGAAGTTACCAACAAATGTTGCTAAATACGGCAGTTTGAGATACTTCTCTTTTGCCGCTTCTTGAGAGAATTTCGCCTCGCTTCCGTCGTCCTCTTCAGCGCCTTTCCAGCCAACGGTACAGCGCGCAAAGAGTTCGCACAAATCTTCTTGCCGCAAGGTATTGATACCACGCGCCTTGTTGCGTGAGAGAATCTCTTCAAGCCCCGCCTGATATACCTTTGAGTCTGCACCAAGCAAGGTAAGAATAAGGCCAGAAGGCTCTCCGGTAATCGGGTCTGGAATCTCGGCGTCAACGCCTTTTTCGGCAAGTGTCTGCGAATCGAACCTTGAAAACTTCATTTTCCCTCCTGTATAGCCTTATGCCAATTTCCACCAGCGCCAGTTAATGAGGCCGCTTGTTGGGTCCTTCTCAACCTGGAAGGGGATATTCTGAATGACGTCAGTTTCGCTCTTCTGGAACTGCGCATCGGTAATAAAAACCCTTGGGACGTCAAGCGCATAGCCCGTTGTGCCGCTAGAATCCATAAACCTCAGGCCCAAGGCAAACCGTGTTTCAGCGGCATATTTAGTCCAGAAAGAAGATGATTCAACATAGAGGCTAAGGTTACCGGTAAGGTTCGATCTACCGAACGAAATGCCCGTTGCTTCATCAAGGCCAATAGAGAACTGAGGGCTTCTCTGATTTGCCATCGCAACATTAAGTTGCGTGATTGTTGCGACAGGAGCACCATCTACCACTACCACGCTATCAGTCGCGCGAATCGGCAACGTTGTTGAAGGATCAGCGTAAGAACCTGCATACTTCGTAGCGGAAGGACCTAGAATCTTTTTTGCGATAAAATCAAAGTTACAGGTTACAATGCCATCGGTTGCCATTGAAAGCGTCATGCCATTGGCAACACAGCCCAACGCTTCAAAGTAGAACGGGATATCAAGCTGAGCATCTTCAAAGGCGAGTGATTTTTCTGTCGAGCCTGTTATTAGATACCCCATCCGCTGCACTGTTATTCCAGCCTGTGACGTTGCCGCGGTAAGCAGAGACGCACCAGTTTCAGGGTCTTTTGCTTCGCCAAAGGTAAGCATGTTGTCAGTGCGAGCGGTTACCTTGAAGAATCCATTGTTCGCAGTATATCCACTAGCGAATCCAGAAACCTTGACATAATCGCCAACGGAAATCAGCGAAGCACCTGTCCCGCCAATACCTGTAGCCGCCATCGTGTTCGTTGTTCCAGCGTCGACAGTAACGGAAAGCGCGGCGATTGCAGTTCCTGCCAAAACCCATGAGTTCATGCACGCCGAAGCGATAAAGTCCTCAAAGGTTCCGTATGACAGCTCTCCGTTCGCCCGGAATGTATTTGTCTTGTTGCCAAGCCTTCCTGGAGCTACAGAGCGGTCGCCAACCGCTTGCTGGCTTTGTAGGTTGCTCCGCCTCTGTTCAAGGCCAGACGCCAGTAAAAGTCTTGTTTTCGTGAATGCAGTTCCGGACGGAACGCCTAAAGAAGATTCGGTGACGTATGACGGCTGCCACCTTGAGCCACTTGCTCTTGCCATAAATACCTCCAAAGGTATGTTTTCAATTATTCACATCAGCTACCCAATAGACGCGAACCGCGACTACAGGATTGCCAGTCGTACCATCAAAAAGCCCTTTTACCATGCCACAAGACGTTACGGTGACTGTCTGATTATTGTAAACAAGGTTCGTGCCAGGCTTGAAACAATCCATGATTCTTTGCGCTTCGGCTGTCATCGGTACGTCGCCAACGTCTCTCGGCTCACAGACATTTACCTGTAAGAACCCAGTGTGCCTTACTCTTGCGCCAGCGCCACATCCGTCCATGTTCGGCTGTGGGCCCGGAACCCACAAAACACGATACCAAAGAGCATCATTTGGCGGTGGAATTTCAGTAGTTCCTTCCATGTGCCGCTTGTTCTCAAACCACGTTTTGTCGGCAGGAATCGCGGCCCCAGGAGTGGAGCTCGTTGCCCGTGAGATGAGCGCATGGCGAACATCAATCAGACTCATACCTTCCCCTGCATCTTTGCAATTGTGATACCAACCATGCCAGCTGGAGCCTGCGTGCTGTAGCCATTGATCGTTTTGCCTTTGCCTTTCTTCGGCGGATTAGGATAAAGCCCATATTCCAGCACCTTTATGTACGGCAAGCTGTTGGATAGAAACGCGTCAGTCTCTTTAGGTTTCCAGAATGTTGCGACCACCTTCGCATTGTTTTTCGCCGACTCATAATCCGTTGATGAAGTAGTAGAAAGATCAGGTGAACCAGTAGACGGAATCCAGTTCGCACGTGCCATTCCTGTGTCAACAGGTGTTGCCATGATAATGTTTGTAGCAAGTTCGCCAAATACCTTTCGACATACTGCGTCATTCTTTGCGAGAGCCTTGCCAACAAAGCTCTCAATCGATGCGGTAAATGTTCCGTCTCCAGCAACACCCATATTAACCCCTCGCCTGTATCATGTAGTAAATCACGACATCGCCAGGCATGAACGGTTCAACCGTTACAATCGTCAACGCGGTGCCAGATGAAGTACCTACAAAAAGCGTCCCACCAACATTCGGCTTCGGTATCTCAATGCCACTATCAGATAACGCCGATACCATGAATTTTCTGTCGCCAATCTTGATGCGCTCGCCGTCGTAGTCCTTGTCTGTGTACGATAGCTCCAGCCCATAGACAGCATAGTCAAGCGGAACAACGCCTGGATTCGTGTGCATTACCAATGTGCATTTCAGCCATGCGTATGTCCTGCCATCAAGATATTCATCGCCATCGAAAATCCATTTTCCGCTAAGCACCCAGTCGCCATTAGGAACGTTTTGATAAAGTTCCCCATTGTAGCGCCCGTATTGCCATGACGTTCCAACATCTTCCAGCGACAACAAGGCAATGATAACACTTTCTGGAACCGTGAGCGTCCACGTATCGCCCAATATCGGATCATAGGTATATACCCAATACTCAAGCGCTGCACCAGGATAGCGCAAAGTGAGAAGTTTACCGTTTTTCGAGATGCGGTCAGCCGCCAGTTTGCGCTTCGCTTGGTAATTCATCGTGATAGCCTCACGCTTCCGTTACCTTTCAAGATGCCGGAAAGACAGTTTTTAAGCACTGGATACACCATGCCTACCGGCGCCCCGGAAGCATAACCTGTTTCAAGATTTCCGACTTTCTCACGCGTTATCATGCCGCCGTGCTCGAGCGCTTCTGTCAGCGCACCAGGTTCAGCCAATTCAACGAGCGCCGCTTCGAAACACGCATATTTGATGCCAGTCGGAACACCAATAAGTGCACAACCGTCAACGTCCCATGCTTCATACCGTGGCCATGATAACCCTTGTGTTTGTGTCATTCTATACCCTGGCCATCTGTATGAATATGCACCTTCTATGTATGCAGTGCCTCTGATGAGCGCTTTTTCAAGAGTGGTATCGTCGGCACTTGTTGGGATTGAGAGCCCCCCGCGCGGTGTATATGCCTTGAACGCATCGAGTGTCGAATACACGTTCGCGTCAGGAACGCCTGAACCGTCTTCGACAATTAACAGGCTCACTTCTTTTTCTCCAGCGCTTTCTCAAGCGCGCCGATGCGTTTTTCTAGCTTTTCCAGCCTTTCGGGTTTATCAAGCTCATCTAGCCTTTCAGGCTTATTTAGCTTTTCAAGCTCAATTAGCTTTTCAAGCTTGCTTTCCGATTCATTGGCGCGCTTTTCGAGCATATCAAGCCTGGAAAGGATGGCTCGTATTTTTTCTTTTTCAAGGGCACCTTTCGGCAATTTCAATCCTTCCATTCCAGGCACTCCTTACTCTGCCGCGACACAATACGAAATGATTGCGT